GTTGTCATATATCTTCCAAAGAAACACAATCGGAGAGGGTTTGGCGTCCTCTCGTCCTGTGTATAAAAAACAATTAATTAAAGCTGGTCTAATAAACCTTGTATGGCAGGCTCGTATACTTCTTGTGGGTCGTGCAGACCCGTAAACCAATTATATACAGTCATCCGGCTAACTCCGATAATCCCAGCAACTTGTGCTACGGAAATGCTACACCGTATGCACTCCTTGCCGAGCATTACCCCAAGCTTTTTCTTATCGGCTTGTTTGTTTAACTGGACCAGCTTTACGCTGTAGCCGTGGCTCATTAGTCTACCGCACTCCACGCATTGATTACGTCGCCTAAACTCTTCTTACTAGCTGGCGCAACCTCAACTTTTTTAGTAGCACGTTTTACTGGTTCAGATACTTCTTCGTCCGGTTCCATTTGTGTTACAGGTTTCTTAACTGCAGGTGCAGCCAATGTAGGCTTTTTAACACCATCAGTTTGAGCTACGGTTAAAGTAATGGCATTCTTAGCTTCGATAGAATCACCAGCTTCTGCAGCTAAATGCCATTCATCTTCAGTGATGTGACGTGCTGGAGAGAACAACAACTTAGGTGTATCACTATCTGTATCCAAACTAATTTGGGTTACGATTTGGTTAATGTTACGACCATTACCAGCTACGTATTTGATATAGCTTTCGAATGGATGCACATTACCTTCACCCTTACCAAAGATAGAAGTAGATGGAAGTTGTAGCTGATACACATCACCGCTTGTGTCGCCTTCCAAAAGGACTGCAATCTTACGGGTGTAACGACATGCACGAGAGTTGCCATTGCCTGAACCAGCTACGTTTTGTGGACAAGTAGCGCATGAATCGCTTTGACGTCCTTCATCTTTAGTGTCCGCATGAACACCATCATTAGATACACAAGTAGGGGGAACGATTGCATTTGGGTCGTACTTACCAGCATAGTAAATACGAGATACGCCCTTAGCTGCATTAACAATGATTACGTTTAATTCACGGCTAGTAATCTTACCAACTTCTTCGCCGCCTACAATCTTACGGAATACACCACCACGGATTGAAATGCGTTTACCACCGCCGCTAATCTTACCAGCAAGAGATTTAGTTAAATCATTAAGGCCGTTAGCGCCTTGTAAGAATGCTGGTACTTCTTGATTAAAAATAGTTACGTTACTCATTATTACTCCTTGTGCACGGCTTCGCCGGTTTTTAAAAATTTTAAAAATACTTCTGCAGACTCAGTAATTGCTACTGCACCGAATCCTTCCTTCTTCGCTTTTACTGCTTCAGACAACGCAATACTACGCATCTGTATTTCAATCTGTGCATTCTGTTGTACATCTTGCATAGCTCGTTGTTGTGCTTCTTGGATTGCGACTTCCATTTCCATACGGGCTTGTTGCTCTGGTGTCGCTTGTTGTGCTTCTGACATATTAGCTCCTTCTAACTACCACGGTATATTTTCTATCGACCTGAACTCCCGGTGGCATCAGCTCAGGATTTTCTTCTAAAAACTGCTTCATGTTTGCTTGATGAATACGTTGCTCTAACAAACCTAAAGCATCATGCTCTTTAATAAATTGATGCATAGACTCCCAATCGGTAGACCAATAGCGGGTAGATATTTTACGGATGATTGTGCCTGACTCGGTCTTAATGCTTGTGGCATTTTGGTCCTTACATAGCTCCAACAACTGCTCCGATATCATATCTAGTTGCTCTTGAAATTCTGCCAACTTAGACTTCATCTTTTCCTCTTCGGCGTGCTTAGCATCTCTTATTTTTATATAGATGTTTGCAAGCTTTTCTGCTGACATTTGCTCCATTACATGCTCCTTTTTAGAGCTGTTAGTATACCACATTTCTTTACTGTGTCAAACTATTATTCTATTTCTTGGCGGTACAAATCAATCAACCTTGTGTGGTTATCAATGTTGTTATTTAGCATCTTGTACAACTTGCTTTCCACTTCGCTACCCTTGATATGCACGATAGTCATAGGGTTCTTTTGGCCGGGCCTATTAATACGGGCGTTGGCTTGTAGATATGTTTCTACACTCATTACAGGAGCGTACCAAATGATGACATTAGCCGCAGTTAGGGTTAACCCGTGCGATGCAGCTTGGGGTTGAATAATTAGAACTTGAATGTTATCAGTATCTTGGAAGTCTTGAATAATTGTATTACGTCTTGCTACTGGAACCTGCCCATTAATTGTGTCATTACTAATACCATTCTTAGTTAAGTAAGCCCGCAGTAACTCTATGGTATGCGTGAAAGGTACAAACACTAGCACCTTGTGGGATGCCTCATCAATAACTTCCTTAACAACTTGTAGCCTGTTGGATACATCAAACTCCACAACTTCTTTAGTATCGGTATAGACCGCACCACCTGAAATTTGTAACAGCTTATTAATACTTGTTGCCGCATTTGCTGAACTGATTTCTTCTCCAGCCGCTTGAATAATCATGTCTTGTTTAAGCTTTTGGTAATACTTCTTTTGCTGAGGAGTAAGGGGTGCTTCACGTTCTACAAAAGTTACATCGGGTAAGTCTAAGCATTGACTCTTTTCAAAACGAATCGCTGGTTGTAAGGCTTGATGTACTACATCTTGTGCGTTGGATTTAGGAACCCAACGATACATACCAACTTTGTACATGACTTGGTCACGGAAAGAACCAAAGAATTTAGGAACTCCATCTGGGTTAATTAGCTTGGCTAAACCATAGGCATCAATTGGTGACTGTGCGGCGGGTGTTCCTGTGAGCATCCACAGACCCTTAATATCTTTGCACAGGTCACGCAATATCTTCCAGCGCTCTGTAGTTACATTCTTATAAGCACTTGCTTCATCCACTACGATTAAGTCAAACCCGCCAGCCGCTATTACATCTTGCACAATAGCTAATCCATCAAAGTTAATGATGACAAACTCTGCACCACCTTCGATAATTTTAGCGCGCTTCTTTTTATCACCGTAAGCTATGTCACAAGAACGGTGGCATGCAAATTTAAACAAGTCGTTCTGCCATGCGGATTTCATAATAGATAGTGGGCATACGATTAATACACGCTTGACTAGTCCTAGATTCATTAGGTAGTCTGCTGCCCAAATAACAGATGCAGTCTTTCCCGTACCTTGCTCGTTAAAACAAAATGCTCTTGGGCGTTCTGTAAGAAATGCTGCTGTTACTTTTTGATGATTAAACGGTTTGTATTGTCCTGGCCAATCGTAGTCAGTTTCAATTTGCGCCATTTTTTGGTTTGTTTTTCTTGATTGTGTGGTCTGAGTTTCTACTGAATGAGCGGTTTGCACTTGCGGATTTAACCCGCAAATTGCCTTCAGTATTTGCGCCCCCTTTGCTAAGGGGCTTAATGTGGTCAACATCTTTTCCATCGCCTTTAGTTACTTTCCCTTTTTTAGCTAGCTCTGCACGTGCCTTGTTACGAGCTTCCCTGTTTTTAACTTGCTCAGGAGAATCCTCGTATTTAGCGGCATTCTTATATTTGCGGTCTGCTTTGTTCTTGTATGGCATTTTCCATTCCTACTATTTCAATTGGTTCACCCTCACCATTTACTGGTATAAAATCGGGTATATTGGTAGCAAAAGGGTTAGTTTCCCATAAAGGCACCCGACCATCTTTCTCTATAGATTGTAAAGCTTTTCCTATAGAAAGTGTAATTTCCGTCATCATAGCTTGTTTTTCACGTTCTATGGCAGCATGAATTTCTCTACCAATTACATTGACCACTACCGATTGCAGAACTGCTTTTACTCGTTCCTTTAGCTTCTCTTCTAAAATTAATGCAGCATCTAATGATTGATTATCTAGCTCTTCCACGATTGTTTTTCCTTGTTATGTACGCATGTTTTGACTGGGCACCAGCCACAAAGTGGGCCTGTAACTGGGTTCCAAATGCCACTATCCATAGCCATTTCTAGCCTCTTTAAGTCGGGTTCAACTGACGTAAGGTAGGCATACTTGTGCATGGAATTGTGTTCCTTCTTTACAAACTCCTTACTTACTACAAATATCAGGGCAGACTTAATGGTCAGCACCTCAGGAAAACGTAGGAAAACTGCGGATGCCATGTAATCTAGCTGTTTAGTATCGGCATACTTTGCATTTTTACTAGTCTTGTAGTCAACCAAATAGGCTTCATCCCCGTTAACAATAAGTAGGTCGGCGATACCATGCCACCAATACTTAGGGTCATCAAATTCGCATGCAACATATTTGTTGTCTGAAGTCTTTTTAATCCCTAGTTCAATCTCGCAATACTTTTCTCCCGGGATTTTATTTAAAGCATCTAAAGTGTCTAGTACATACGAATACTTCTCAGGTACGGGTTTACCCTCCTTGATGTAATCTTCTGCCGCTTTGTGAACTTCCTTGCCGTAGATGGTATGCACCGTATCTTCTTGCTTAATATCCTTAGCAATCTTTAGGTGGTAATACTTCTTTGGGCATTGTTGAAAGGTCTTTAAGCTACTGTAAGACCAAGTTACTTTACTGGGCATTTGGACTCCAGATTGGTGGGTTTGGTTGGGTAGGTGACATAGTTACGGCTTGCCCTACATATTGTCCATTAGCGCCTGTATAAATAGTTACTTGCTGAGCAAATGCTTTTGGTGGAAAAGCCATAAATACCATACTACCTATTACTATCGCTGCTATTACTATCCATTTCATTTTGCTTCTCCTCTTTCATTTGGGGTTGGGGCAACTTAGTTTTTTTACCAAATATTGCTTCAAAGTTTGTATCAAACTTATCCATAGGTACACTTAATGGGCGTGGTGCAATCCCTTTACCACCATCTCTAGGCATGTCTAAGTTTCTCCACATATTGTTTTAACTCCTCTGTCGGCATGTAATGAAATAAAACAGAGCCATCAGGTAGTATTTCATAGTCGGGGGCATTACCGCCCATAAGCTTAAATGCTTGTAGTCCTTGCTCAAGAATCTCTATGAGTTCTTGGTGTTCTGTTGTGCTCATCTTGCCTCCATATATAAACCTACATTACCCAAAGCGTAGCCTAAAAATGCAATAGATAAGCCCACTTGACCTTTACGAAATAAATCAACTGCCACAACTAAATACACTACGCCTATAACTGCAATTAACCAGCTACTCATTTTGCTTTCACTTTCCTTTTAGCTTTAAATATTGTTGGTTTAAGTCCAAAGTTTGTTATCTTTTTAAATTCAGGTACTTCGGGAGGTAGCATACGCAACACATCTAAAACAACATCTTCTAATACTTTACGCATCCCCTTCTTCATTCTTTTTTCTTCCACGTTTAACTGCAACAATCCCTGTTTCTTCTTTTGGTTTGCGTGCTTCGAGCATGTGGTCTGCTAGTTTATAGGCGTTTGTGGCGACTAAGCTCAAATCAGTTTGGTCAGTTAAACCTCGAGTCACAATTCCATTTATCACAAACATAGCAAAACAATCTCTTAAATCGTTGTCATTCATGGTAAACCCCACCTTCTGCAGTTCGTATTGCATTAGCCATTAGCTTAATCTCTACATGCAAGTTATAAAGAGCCATAAACGCTTCTTCTGTACGTCTGTCGTTCATTAGTATTTCAATATCGTGTATCAATCGCTTGGCACGCAATAAGTATTCTGTGTAGTCCACCATTTCTTCTCCTATATATCTAAATAATCTATTAACTGACAAGTTCTACTGTAATGCCGCATTTTACGTAAAGCTCTAGCTTCTAGCTGACGTATGCGTTCTCTTGATAAATCCATAATCTTGCCAACTTCTTCTAACGAATGGTCATGATTCATATTGATACCAAAACGCAACCGTAATACTTTTCTTTCCCTGCGTGTTAATGAATCCAAAACATCTTTCATTACTTCTTTAAACTCAGCTACTTCATACGCATTCTCGGCTGTACTGCGTTCAATCAGCAATTCAATTGTTTCGGGATTAACTGTTTCATATGTAACATCATCTTCAATATAGTGCTTCGGAATCAAATGCCCAGTTATAGGCGCTCTATCCAAAGCACTAAGAATGTTCTGCTCCGTATAGTCGTTGTAGTGTTTATAAAGCTTACCCACTAACAATCTCCATAAGTTTTACCAATACCGCTTTCACAATTTAATGGCAAATCTAATGCCCATTTAGGTCGCATCCTCATGCACATCTCAACAAACTCTTGTCCAGCTTGGGCTTCGCTATCGGGTACGATACAAGCAACCGCATCATGCACAGTCATTACAACCTTGTACTTCCTAGAAATCATAAGCATTTGCTCACCCACAATGATTCGGGCTAAGGCTTGACACACATTCTCAACAACTTTCCCGCCGTATATTCTATTAGGGATAGTGGTTTTGCCACGCTTGGTGTCGTACACATATTCATCTTTCCCGTCGTCATTGGTCTGTTTGCGTAGATTAGGATACTTAATATACAGACCATTAGGAAGCCTAATACCTTTCCTACCTTCAACATACAACACTCCTTCTCTACCAAAACTACAAGTACCATCCTCAACGATTGCATCTAATACCTTACCCGCTTCTTTCCAAAGTGCAGGTATGCAAGGATATGTTTGTCGATAGACCGAGATAATACGACTGGCTTCCTCCTCTTCCACCTCCACGCCAAAAGTCTTGAGTTGCACCCCGAATTTCTTGCTCCCCATGCCGTAGCCAGCCCCGAGGATGGTGGTTTTCCCCACGAAGCGTTCATCTTTCGTAATGTCTTTCTCTTCCTTGACGTAGATAGCCGACGCCATGATTTTATAAACATCCTCGCCGTTTTCAAATGCCTCAATTAAATCCTCCTGTCCAGCTAACCAAGCTAGGGTTCGTGCTTCAATTTGTGATGAGTCGCAGTCAATAATTTGATAGCCTTTAGGGGCACGGATTGCATGCTTTAAACGAGAGCCACGACCCAAGTTCTGCATATTGATTTTGTCATCGCCACCCCAGCGCCCTGTATGAGCCGCATAGTAACGTAGTGGAATAGGCATAACACCACGCTCTGCGATACCAATAAATCGTTCTGTCCTTGTCTCCTCAAGGGTAGATTTAACACCCAGCCGAGCAGATGCTAATGCTTGTACCCCGGGTAACGGATGCTCAAGTAGCGCTTTAAACCCTTCATCTGTCTTAGCAAATGCCCATGTTTCCTTACCTGTTGTTGGGCTAATCTTACGTGGAGGTTCAACCTTACATAGCTCTAGTAATGCGGCAAACTTATCATTACTCATTATTTGGTCACGGTCTACCTCAACCAACTTCATTAAGTCTTCTTTTGTTTTTTGAATATCGCTTAAGTGTGCTAGCAACACATTAACATCCAACTCCAGCACAGGTTCGCTAAACATCTTAATGGTCAAGTCAATCAGCTTTAACTCAAATGTCGGGAACTCTTGCATCAATTCCTGAAAGAGTGCATAAGTAAGTTCTACGTCGTTCTTGCAGTATTCACCATATTTCGAAAGTTCATCTGGGGTGAAATCTAATCGGTGTTTACCCTTAGCGTCTAAGACTTCTGTGCCTTTAACTCCAAGCCCATAATATTTAGTTAAGGCATCCAAGCTACCACCGACTTCGATAGTATGTATTGCACGAGCCATTGAAAGAGTGTCCAACCAAGCAGTAGGCTTAATACCAAAAGTCCAAGTAAGTATGCTAGCGTCAAACATTGCATTGTGAGCAAGCGCCAAAGAATTTCCCCAATCAAATCCTTCAAGAAATTGGCGTGTCTTTTCTTTTGTTCCTGAGAACCATTGTGTTTCTTCATCATTTACCTTTACGGCTACGCCGATAACTTCAAACTCATCACCACGCACATACTCCTCTATAGTTTTTTTACTTAAACTGTATGTTTGTGAGTAAAATGATTCAAAATCGACTGTAATAATATTCATTACTTTCCTTGTAAAACCCAATTAGCAAATTCAATTAGCTCTGCTTTACTAGCATCTCTTTTCATACAGTTAGCAAACATACTTATTACTTGGATGTTGCCCCTCACATAGCCTTTTTTAGGGTCAATTTTATCTATACTGGGCGACCACTTACTAAATCCAACCCCCCTATCAGCAAACTTTTTATTAAAAACAGGACATCTAGAAGGGGCTATTTCTTTTACATATGTTGCTAATTCTGCTACGTTTTTGAAGCCTAAAGGTATGCCTTTCTTTTTCGCCGAATAAAAAACTCCTGAAGCTCGTTTGTACCAAATACTATTAGAGGGCACATGCACGCCGTTATTTACTTTAATACTCTGCTTTGCTCTAGGGTTTTTAGCACCTGTAAAATCTCTTTTGCTTGCTAGTGTCGGTCTAATTTCTTCTCGTAAACAACCACATGAAGCGGAATGTCCTGAAGTTAAATTAGAACCCGCCACAGTACGAACCCTTCCGCAATCACAAACACACTTCCACATTGTTTGATATGTTCTAGGTGCAGTATCAACTACACGCCATCTACCAAACCGTTTACCTTCTAAATCAAGTCTTTTCATGTATTCCTCCGTAGCTTACTACGTATTATACATTACTTCTCTAAGCCCTTCATGGTCAGAATGATTCCAACTGCTTCGCTTAGCTTTTGGTCAGGGTCTACTGCATAGAACTCATATGTCCAATCGGGGCCTCGTTGATTTGGCACATAAGTCCCAATCTCCAAGATGTAACGACTGTTCATAGTCTTAATAAGACCGATACGATGGTTTACAGTCATACCACGCTCATCATCAGGGATTACTGTTCTAATATCCCCAAACATATTTGTTTCCAACCCTAACCACTTTAAAATTAACTTTCTCATGCTATAACCCCCTTGCTTTCTTTTCTGCGTGTTCATACCAAAAACGGATGAAGTTTTTAAGTGCTTCTTTACTTGTGCCGATGTGAATAAGCGTGCCATCTTTTTGTATTGCCTCAATGTTTGTAACCTCCATGCCATCGTCGGTATCCCCTTCAATCAGCAATACAACAATGTCTTCTTTAGTGGCTAGGCGTTTAAGGAGAATCTCTTGCCCCATGCTAATCTTTTCACTTGGTCGCTTCCACTCACCAATAAGAAAATGCCCAAAACGCTCAATCACCATATCCAAGTTGGATGGCAACAACTTTGGATTACTAGGGATAACCCCAATAAGGTCGGTGAAGTCCGTATGCTTTGCATCAGGGTTACGCATGGCGGTCATTTACTTTGACCCCCTAATAAGTTTCCCAAACTGCTCAAGCCCCCTAATGATGCTTGTTGATATGGGTTCTGTGCTTGTTGAGCCTTTATTCGTTGCTGAGCCTGATGCGCCTCGTAAGCCATTTGCATTGATTGCATTTGTAGTGCTTGTTGATGGAGAGCCATGTGTTGAGCGTGGGTCTGACCACCCGAAAGCATAGCGCTCTTTAGCTCTATATCGGATGGTGTCTGTGACTTTGGGTCGAGGAGTTCCTCCATTACTCGTGCATGGAATCTGTTTAAACTTATTTTCTTTTTACCTTCTTGGTAAGCCGTTTTATCTTCTTCACTTAAATGGTGTTCAAAATCCTCATAGATTGCATCCCATTTACTACGTCCTAAATTAAGGCTGTAGTTAAACTCATCAGGGTTGCTTTCCATGCGCTTTAATAGAATCTCTATGGTTGGGTTCATAGCACTCTCCTCTTAATCGTTTCTAGTTCTTCTTCGCTGATGCTTGTGTTTCCTATGTTTAAAGTGACTGCATAAGACGTGTTTGGAAAAGAAGCCCATGTCGTTCCTGTTCCAGCACCACTACTAACTAATGCAGACCCCCCCAAGCCCGAATTCCCCAAAACCACGTTTGGGGCTGACGTCATAGGAGATGATAGTTCCCTTGCCTCAGCAAGAATTTCTCGCATTACATAGTCATCAAAGCGTTTGCGTAGGAATTTGCAATAGCCGTCATAGATTGCATTTTGTTCGGCAGCCGTAAGTCCACTTAAATGATTTGGGAAAGGTAATTTATCGCTGCCAGCTTCTTTTGCAATAACTAATTGCTCGAGTATGCGCCCCCACTTGCCGTAGTTACCACTACTGACATTGAACTCCTCAGGGTTACTTTCCATGCGTTTGAGAATAATCTGCACGCCTGTGCAGAACTCAGGGTTTTGTTCTTTCATGCGTTAATCCTTTTAGTATCTCATCTAACATTGTTAGGTTCGTTTCATTGATAACCAATGTAACGCCTCCAGCCTCATTTATTTTTTGTAGTTCTCGTTCTTGTAGAGCCGTTGGCTTGTTGTCGCCAGCTTTGCACTCTATGGCTAGGAATTTACCGCGCACGCAACATATGATGTCGGGGATTCCTGAACGCCCAAACCCAGTCATAACTGGGTAGAAATAATATGCGCCGTATTGCTTGAGCAACTTAACGCAATTCTCTTTTACTTTCTTTTCGGGTGTGCTTGCCATGCCACGATTATAACATGGTTCTTTACTCTGTCAAAGAGTTTATTATATTTATTTTATGGGGGTTAATACTAGGTGGGAATGAGGGGTTAGTATATTAGCACGCCCCTCGTCGTGTTCGTGAAAGGTGGGTAGTGAGGAATCAACCTTTGTGCCTAGACCCCAGCTACCACGACAACTCGCTTACCGCATATACAAGACATCATAAGCTATTGTCTTTTACGAAATGCTCTAGGCACTTAGTTCTTTACTTCCTACGCTCAAGTATAGGTAGGTTTGCTTCTGTCGGAATGTAGATAACTTGGTTTTGAGTATGTTCCAAATTGTTTACAAACAGATAACGCAAATAATCTTCGTTGTTCTTTAAGCTATCGCCAATAATCTGATTCGCTTTGGCTACGCCCTTAGCACGCTCTACTTCAGCATTAGCTAGCATTGTAGCGGAATCCATCTTAGCTTGCGCTTCTTGCACCATCACTTGCTTACTGAAATTGGCTTTCGCCAACTCAGCTTCGCCCTCCATCTTTTGGTGGTAAACATTATACATAGGCATACCATACATACAACTACCTACACCCGATGCAATAACAAACACAACCAATGCACCTAACTTGATAAGTGATTTTAAATCATCATTCATTTTACTTTCTCCATGTTAGCAATCTCACGCTTTAGATACCACTCGGCTTTCTTTAAGTCCTCAATCTTCATGCCTTTGTAGTGCGCACGAGATACATACTTCACAACATTACCCAAGTTATAACCCAACTGCTTAGCTTCGATAAAATCAATCGTTTCAATACCACCAGTTTTGTAGTGGCTTGGGCTATTCACATTGTCCACGCTAAAGTCCATGACTTTATATTGATTACCGCTAACGCCTTGGAATACTCCAGCACCCACCGCCTTAACTGTTTCACTACCAATTCTAGCTTTCGGTTTCTTTTTAACTGCAACATCACCAGCCTTAAACAATTTGTGCTTGACTACATACACATAGTTCACATCTACACCTGTTGCCTTGGCAATCTCGGTAGGCTTTGCACCTTGGTTACGCTTTAAGAAAGCCTCGACCTTTTGTGCTTTTGTATACGCTTTACGACCCATCTCACTTCTCCTTGTTGATAAAATTAACTAACACTTTTCGCATCTCGGCTTGCCATTTATGCGAATACTTCCCCTTAAAAAACTCTACTATCTCTGTGGATAGTCTGATACTGGTGCTGATAAGTGGGGGGTTCTTTCCTTTCCCCCTCGTTCTCTTTTTAACTTCTTCCATATCAATCCTTCTTTCCAAACTCGTAATCGGTTCGGTATTCAGATGGTGGAATCCAACCATACTTACGCCAAACCTTTTGCACATCTGCACCGCCCTGATATACAAACTTTGAATTTGTATCAATAGCCAATGGTAGTTCTGCTTTTGGCTTTTCTAGTTCCTGTTTGAATATATTTTTTAAACCTAACATTGTTAGTTCTCCCTAGTTAAACAACCACATATGAATCTTCGGTAGCACGATAACCCATACCCTCAACTACTGTATTTACTGCAACCAACTTCAACATACCTAACTTCAACTTCAACTCTTGAGGCAACTGCTCAGTAGGGCACATAGTAGTCCCGCCCTTGTTTCTAATGATGTATTCAGTATCCCTAATTAGAATGGTAGATGCCTCGCCAGCATGAAATGCCTTCTTGAGGGCTTCATTTATTTGTAGCTTCTCATGGGCTTCCATATACTTAGCGCAACAATCTTTACCCTCTTGGTTTAGAGTAGCTACAAAGTTATCCCAATTATCCCTAACATACTGAGCCATCGTAGATTGCAAACCGTTGTAATAACCCCTTGTATCTTGGTTAGCCTTACCCACTAAGCGATTCAGATTATCACTTACCTCGCTTAGGGCTTTCTCAAAATACTCATCAGTAGTCTTAGGACTGAAATGCTTTTTAACCAAACGCAAAGCCACATCTAACTTAGTAGTCTTGGTGCATGACTGTCTGTCTTTCGTTGCTGAGATTCGGTCATTACCCACTACCCATTGGTCGCCCCGACTATAACTTCGGTCATAGGCAATATAGCCAAGCATCTCACGCTTTTCATAAACGCCAAATGTTGTGGCTAAACGAACTCGAGTCCCATCAGCCAATCTTTCATGATAGTTTCCTCTTGTTGCAACAAAAGTCCAATGGGGATTGCGATTGATTAGTTCGGTCAGCAAGGTAGCCAAGTGGGGAATAACACCGCCCAACTGTTCACCCCTGTTGTTCTCCGCATACTTATCAAAGTCTACGCTAGGAAATTTATCCTTCGGGATACACTTCATCTCATCACTCATTTTCTGCATTACCTTTCAATAGTTTAATTAACGCCAACGCTTCTTTCCTGTGTTTAATCCTATCTGCTACTAAGTCCATACCTTGCCATACTTGATACCGCCCTCGTCTTGGCATTATTAGTCTTGGTGCATTAAATATGTTTTGGTATGTGTTTTCAAACAAGCTATTGATTAGTTGCATCTTAGTAGTGCCCATAGATTGTGCCAATGCTTGCGTATAGGATTTACCCATCTGCACAAACACCTCATCGCTTACGCCCATTATCTTTTCCTCACTTTCGGCTTAGGCGCACCCAACAACTTACGCATTACCGCTTGCTCATACTCTTGTCGATACAAACTATGTAACTTTTCTTGCAACAATTTTTTCTCATACTCAGTTAGATAAAACTCGGGTATGGCTAAACTTAATTCTTCACCATCTTCTACTAACTGGCTCATTGGTCTAGTAGGTAGAAAGTGATACCACTTGCTGTCGCTAATTGAATCTCCGTAGTTCTCTATATCACCAAACACAAACTCAAGCGGGTTAGAATCCATACGCTGAAGCAACAACTCAACACCCTTACTTACTGTATCTTCTTTCATTTCTCTCCCACCTTTCTGATACATACTTGGTCGCCATCGTGATACAACTCCGCTTTACCTTCATGCAACGCTTCAAATACTTTCATGGTTATCAGCTTATGAAAGCGCAACTCTAATACTGCTTTAACCCACAAACCTAACAATGTTAGGATTACCGCAAATAAAAACATATCTGAATAAGTTAGTTCAATCATTTAATTCTCCTGTAATAACTTCGCATACCCTCTAGCTTCCTTAGCCGTTAGGTATTGTTTAATAATCGCAACTGGATAAGTGTTTCTATAAGTTCCCACATAAGTTTGAGCCTTGACCACCGCCCAGTTCCCCTTCTTAATCATATGCGCCATGTATACATAGTTTGGTCTAGGTTCATCTGTGTTATCCCACATCACTTCCTCTCCTCAGGTTTACCAGCTAGCTTGCCAATGCGATAGATAGAGTCAGGCAATATGGTTATGGTGAATTTGCCCGCATCGTCTTGCTCCCACACATGGAATGTATTAGGTGCATTAGAGTTATATTTCTCATCAAACATCTCAGCTTTAGTTAGCATCTCACCTAGCCTTAGGGCATCCTCAGTATCTACAATGTAGCTTTTGTAGCCGAGGTTAATCACACACTTACTCATAGTCGAAATCTCCTGTGTCGATTTTGTCTTGCAATAGGACAATCGCTTGCATCCAACCCGCCCTAAAATACTGACGAGCCATGTTTCCAAACGAGCCAGCTTCCACCTCAGGGAATAAATCATCAAACTCTTCCTCCCATCTTTCCATTTCATATCCTCCTAGTTCACATAGATAGTCTTACCAACGGGAGCAACCGCATTACCCCCACCAACAATCGCCCACAACATCGGCACATCTTGCCACTCCTCAGGTGTTCCCCAATCACCGATATATCCATCAGTTAGATTGATGATGCACTCAGGCTTGATACTTTGTTCCTTCAAGTGGTGCGCCATACATCTTGGGTCTGTGCCACCACCGCCCATTACTTTAGTCTCACTAACAATGTTAGATACTGCTGAACCCTCATACTGCTCATGGTTTGCTACTGACGCATCCCAATACACTAGGTCAATCTTCTGTGGCGATACCTCATTCACAATGCCTTGCACTTCACTCAAACAATCAGCAATCTCCCTAGCACCTTGACTACCGCTAGTGTCAATGCCAATCGCAATATGTCCAATCTTCTCACTCACCATGCTAGGCATATAACAATCCATCGCTAAGTATCTGCGATTAGGTCTGCGCCATGATGATGAATCACGACCAGCGCATACAGTCTTAACAAACTCACGCAACTGTTCACGCCAATCCACCTTAGGGTTTAACAATTCATCTAGCTCACGATTCATACCCATACCGCCCTTGCCTTGCATTTTGGTTTGAGCTATCTGTCCTGAGCGCAACGCTTGGTCAATGTCCTTCTCGAGTTCCTTCTTGACTGCATCGGTTAGGTCTTGCGCCCCTTCCCAATCATGGTCATCGAACCCATCGCCACCGCTAAACCCTTCCTCTTTGAGAATGTCATACACTTGCTTAGTATTCATACCCTCGAACCGCTTATCAACCAAGCCTATTACCTTGCCATCCTTCATTGGCATAGCAATCACATCTTGGTTAGGGTCTAGCTTTACTAACTGCAAATTGATTACATAATCACAAGCGGCATTAGTTAATTCCTTGTCTTGCTCTGCTAGCTTGCGCCATGTAAACAAATGACGATACGCTTTGTGCAACGCCTCATGCAATACAACGAACGCTAACTCCTTATCGTCTAACATCTTGACGAACTCACGCCCATATATCTCATCACGACCATTGGTGCAAGCACTAGGAATATCATCACGCACATAAGTCTTACCGACCATGAGGATACCTGACCACAATGCAAACCTAGCATTACGCATCAAGGCAATCTTCACCTTCTTGAGTCTGCGTTCTTCCTTGCCATCGCTTACAACTTCGTTTGTCTTATCTAACATTGTTAGTTCCCTATATCAAATCACTCATCTTAGAAATACCTCGTTCATAAAGTAGCTTACGCAACTTACCCATAGCATGGTATTGAATCTGCCTGACTCGCTCTCTGCTTATGGTGTCCCGCTTAACTACCTTACGCTTTTTGGGCTTGGCTTCTTCGCTCATAGCAAATCTTCATTCTTGGCAACCCACTCAGTAAACTTCTTAGAGCTAAATGCAATCGCTTGCTTAGTCGGGGCTTTAGCTACATTGATTGCAAAGCACGCTTGCCACTCGCTTTCAAATCTCTCCATGTATTGCATGAAGGTATCAATAGAGTTCTTATCAATCTTAGCAATCGCACCGAATACAGTAATCGCACAAGCACCAGCACTCTCAGGCACATGAGACTTTTTAGGGTCATTGAGGGTGTCCTCCCATGTAGGCAACTGGTCTGCATACTCGATATACGCTTGCATATCACGACTTGCTGACTCACCGACTGCGCCTGTCATCGCTGAAATCATAGTGTCTTGGTTCAACTTATCACGCTTTCTAACAATGTTAGATACAGTCTCAAGTGAACGAGGCGATACAAATGCCGTTTGCACTTTCTTAGGGTTATAGATATACGGGTTATCATTCTGCCCTTCTTCGGTATAGCTAGCCATAGAGTGAGGGAATTGGCGAACCCATGCACATACCTCAGGTGCAATATCATTATTGATAGCCCATGCCAACCATTCCTCAGCGTTAGGTTTGCGAACTGTAACTGGCACGATACGATTGCGAGTATGCGCTTTAAGACTATCGCCTACACCATCACTACCTAGATTGCCCGTCATGAAGATGATTGAATCAGGGTTTACTTCCACATCACCCAATCGTGGGTTTGCTTTCTCGAGTAATGGATGGAGCATATTCTTAACTGGCTCAGCACCCTTAGTGAACTCATCTAACATTGTTATAACTGGCTTACCTGTGTGCATCTTGAATCTGCGATTAGGGTAATAAGCCGTTGTGCGAGTTTCATGGTCTACTACTGGCATAGCAATATCGCCCAAGTCCATGTTCGGCACATCAATGTAGGCAATCTCATGAGATGGTAGCTTTGCGCCCAAAGCCTTAAGCAAAGATGATTTACCAATTCCTGGCTCGCCTTGTAATAGATAGCGATTCTCAGGGGTGGCGAGTAATAACTCAGATGCCTCAGCCAATGTAATTGTCTTACCAAAATGTAATTCAGCCATTTCTACTTTTCCTTTTGTGTTTATCTAACATTGTTATATTTACTGCGCTCTTTACTACAACTACTTACTACTTTATTATTTTTATACATCTATTATATCAAACCGCACCACGAAATACAAGTTATCTAGTCAGTCTTGGACTAGAGATAAATATGCTCTCGCTCTTTTTAAACTCATAAATCTTTTAACCTTTATCGCTTCCTTTATTGGATTACCACTAGAGTATGTTGTTATCCTATTGCTTCGAACCAATACCAAGTCAAATAACAAATAGGGGAATCTCGGGAAGCTAGGTAGCACCCAATAAGACTCACGCCAACTACTTTCCCATTGAACTCCGCTTGCACCCATGCCTCTCCCCTTAAAATAAATGCGCCCAAGAATCTTTTTTGATAGTTCCCAACGGCAACTCGACCACATCAAAGACTGTATCTTTATGGCGAGCAAAGATTAGATTGTTCATCGCATACTTCACACTTTCAGGTGTTATCGAGTAGCCCATGTTCTTCCAATAGTGGCGTTTGCCAAACTGTTTAATAATAAGTAGGCACGCCTTGTATCGCATCTCGTGGTCATCTGACCCAATCATGGCAAACATACTCTCAACCTGTTCTTTGTTGCGTAGTGCAATATCGTTTGGTAGCTTGGGTCTAACCTCATTACCATATCTATCGCCCTCACCAAACACACGAACGAACTCAGCATCACTTATTGGTTCACTATCGGTCAGCTTAACCATACCCATAAAGAACTTAGTAAACTCTGCATAGTGCTTTCTAACATTGTTAGCTTCTTTGCGATTCACACGATATACATGGTCAGGCTCTACATTTAAAGGCAACAAGCGACCATTGACCCAGCCAAGCATCAGCCCACTTCCTTGAAAGCGATACTCGCCACCATTGACACCGACTACTAAGTTTGACTGATTGACCCTACATCTAACTGGCAACACATCTTCAATAAACTGTGCCGTAGTTGAACTGCTCCAACCGCCTGACTTGAGTTCAATATTTCCATCTGGATGAAAAGTAACAACTGGCGTGCGATAGCATATGCACTCAATCGCTCCGCTTGTTAAGTTCTTAGCCATATAAAACTCGCTAGCCCGATGCCGATGTCCCAAGGCAATACGCCCACCATTTGCACCACCTCCACGAATAGGCTTAGTGCTTTCGAACTTGGCTAGTGCCTCGTTGTAATTGCGTAGGAATGGTATCCCTGTGTTTCTTGCGCTTCCGTATCCCATCTCGTTTCTCCTTAGTTATCTAACAATGTTAGTTTCGTCTGTCTTAACTTCTATCTCTGTGTTGCGTCTACCCAATAACCCGCTTGCCTCAAAGCACAATAGCGAACGGCAATAAAACATATCAAAGTCCACATCCTCACCAAAGTTATCCTCCTCGATATCGTCTGTTTCCTCACCGACTCGATTAAATAACCCTGATATACCCTCGACCCCTTGCATCTGCTCCCATAGCTCGTTCCACGCCATGACCGCATCATAGTCGGGATACCATTTCCATTGTTGTGCATGGAATACAAACCGCCCACAATCCCACCCAATGCACTTTTGGTCTTGTTCGTTTGACATCATCAACTCATAGAACTTGGATAGCTTGATAAGCCCAATCATTTCCTTGAACTTGGCAACACCCTCCTCCCGAGTAGATGGGTAATTAAACGCATCCACGCTAAACCCTCCAGCCACATCACTTCGATAGCCCATTACTGACCCCCTAACTTAGTCGTAAACCCAGCATAAAACGCATCCACATAAGCAATCTCAATAGTCATAAACCCATCCATCTTAAAAGGATTCCATTCCTTGCCTTCTGCATATCTGACCCATGACTTGAGTGCCTTTTCGTGGATTGTTAATTGTTCATTGGTTAGTTCGCCTTCTTCATAGCTAAGCGTTACACCCCAACTACCCCTACTGTTTGCTTTTATATGTTGTTCTTTCGGTATCTTTCTTAGCTCCCAACCCCATAACTTCATATCACTCTCCCTTCGTATTCTCGTAAACTCGCCTACTCACCCGTAATTAGCTTCTCTTTGCCTTTGAAATACCCCGCAAGAAATGCACCTTGCACAAGATAGCGCCATTGGTGGTAGTCCTCGCTTATTACTTTCGGGTTATCTGCTGGTGCTTTCATCCACAAGTTCTTATACATATCAGCATTGTTCTGCTCTAGCTGGTTTATAAACTCACGCCACTTTTGCCCAGCATCATCTTTGATTGTCATTCTCATCTTCCTTTCCCATTTAGCTTCTAGTCGTTTTGTTTTAGTTAGTCCCATTACTCCCCCGCTTTTTCTAACATTGTTAGGTTATGTTGTGCGAGCAACTGCCACGCATCTTTACTGACTAGGGAATTACCCCAGTCGCTATCGTCTTGTATCACTTGTAGTGAGTAAGATTGAATAGCCGTAATCAGGAACGCTTCTCCCAACGGGTCTAACTTGGCACTCTTTACTATTTTGTCTATCGTTTTCATGCAAACTCCCTTATCCAATCTATGTAAACTTCATTCAAACTAAGCCACCTAGCACTACGCTTCCTATCAGGCTTATCTAATGGGTAATTCAATAGCATCTCATCACCCTTGCACCGCACCAATACAAAAAACTCAGGCTTATCAGGTTTTCTATATAGTTTTACTACCCTCATGTTGTCCTCTGTTCCTAGCTTAGCTAGTCCGTTTCGGGTTTAACTGCTTTAACTGGGATAAGTCTGTAATCATCATGTAGTTCGATTTGTTTATGGGTGCAATAGTGAACTTGCGCTTCTTAGCTTCCACATCACCGCACCGCAAACAAGTCTGATAGCCTAGCACTACACGCCTTGCATCTACTTCCTCACCACACTCACACTCAAAGCCATATAACATTGTTAGTTCCTTTCACTCGTCTGCCTTCGTAAATTTCAAATAAAACCCAGCCATAAATGCTTCTTGGTAGGCTTTGTTTATGGCTATTTCTACATGACCAGTAAAGCCTTTACCCCACACATTTTCTTTTTTCCATATGTCCCACTCTCTAGCCATAACCCTACTCATTACTAAATAGTCGTCTGCCATAGTTAATCTCCATAGTTAGTCATAGCTAACTTAAATGCTTCTAACTCATCATCTGCATAGAGCATCATGTAGTCCCTCATGGTCATACCGCCAAACTTGGCTTGCCACTCGACCCTGTATCTACCCTCACCCTGTTGCATAGCTTTGACCTCTAGCACTTTGAAATTGGTATGTAATCTAGGTGTCAAGTTAAGGTCTTTGTTCGGGTTGGGTGTTCGTAGTCGCATATAGGCTCGGGGATAAGTAAGGGTTAGTGTTATGTAGTGTGACGAAATAATGTCTGCTATCTAAGCTACGCAATATGGTTGTGGATTCTCCTCTTTCCCATATCTCGTAGGTCTTACCCTTAATTTTTAGTATGTCCCCAGTTTGCCACTTTATACTCATATCGCACCTCGAATTAAGTTTGCTATAAAAGCTAGTAGGAGTAGCACTAGCATGAAATCAAAGAATTTATCTAACATTGTTAGGTTCTCCCTTTCGTTTTGGTTGGTTAGTATTGTTAGGAACTGAATATGTAATGCTCTATCTAATATAACCAGTATAGCATAGTGCACCACGAAATACAAGTAATCTAGTCATGGTGTGATTAGAGAAAATAGGTAATGTTAGGAAAAATGAGGGTAATGTTAGGAGTAATGTTAGCAGAAAGTTAGGAATTTGCTAACAATATAAAACCCAATAAACATAAGGCTTTGGTAGGAATGTTAGGAGTAATGTTAGATTGTTAGTAAAATTTATATATATATGGCTTCCCCTAGCTTTCTAGCATATGCTTTTCTTCTTTGCACTTGCTGAGAACCTCTGCCAAACTTTTACCCCCATTCATAGGTCAAAAAAAAGCTAACATTCTAACAATACGCCAAGTCCTTGATTTTAAACGCAAAAAACAAAACGCACCACTAACATTACAAAATATTTCCTAACAATACAAAATCTAGGGCTATCAGCACTTCCGTTCTTCCTTTCGGAACTATCACAAAACTATCATAAAATTATTTTTATGGAATCAAAAAGTAAATTGGAAAAAGAAAAACCCCCCAAAGGCGGGGGGTTTGAGGAAAACCTAACAGTGTTAGGTTTTTACTTCTTACAACATATTTAAATCAACTCCCAACGCTTGCAACGCTTCGCTGATTTTCTGTTGAGCCTTGACAATCTTAGGGTCTAAGCCTGTCTGTTTGCCATTGAATTTCCACAGGGCGGTCAATTCCTCAATGTTGCGTAGCATTGGACTGCGGGCATGGATAGCACCTGAACCCTCACCCTCACCCTCTGAACTCTCACCCTCAACGCTTGGAACTTCACCAAACAAACCCAATGCCTTAGCGTTTTCCTTACCATCAGCTTGCACCCTTGCCCATACTGTTGAGGGGTTAGAATGTCCCGCTTGCTTCATTGGCTTGTAAAACTCTTGCTTCTCAGCTTTGACTACCTTGCCCGCTTCGCTAGCGTCTGACCTGTCAATGTCATACCACTTGGCGGGGAACTTACCCTCTACTGCTAGCTGATTGAGTGCTTCAGCATACTTCTTAACTGCGCCATACTGTCTGCCTACTGCTTCAGCTACTTGGTTGCGTAATGCTACTAGATTGATTGTTGTCATGATGTATTCACCTTATAAACTATTATCTAATTGGGTAGATAACTAACCCTTACTGCATGATTCAAATATAGCAAATCGCACCGCAAAATACAAGTTTGTAGGAAACTAAAAGTAAAAAGTAAAATCTAACATTGTTAGGTATATCCACGAACCCCCACCCCCAAAAAATAAAACAAGGAATCCTACATCAGCCCATACTCTATAATCCGCGCAACCGATGCCGGTACTTAAGAATACCCCCCACCCCCTATTCATTTTGCACCACAAGATACACATCGTGTGTATAGAAAC